TTCTTTTAAAGAACCCAGGATTTTTAGCTTCTCTCTCGGCTTCAAGGTCTTTCAGTTTTCTTCTCTCAATCATAAATTCAAGGAATCCCATCTTCTTGACGGTACCCTGAGAACTCGACGCTATCTGTTCAAGAATATTCGTCTGTTGTCCTAGGATGTCACCCTGAACTCGTAATTGATTTGCTACTTCTGATAATGAAGACATTACCGTTATCCTTGTTGTTGTGCTCTCTCTTGCTTCTCTCGCAAGTCATTTAATAGCAATGCTAAGTAGATTTCCCTCTCCCAGGGTATCATATCTTCAACCTCGTGTAATGAATAGTTGAAGTTATTCAGTAATTGAAAATTTGTCTTGTAATAGTTTTCCAGTGTTTCATGAGAGAGGCATATTAAAAAAAATCGTCAATTCCATGTAACACTGTTTTATTCTTTGTACCACACGCGGTACAGTCAAACTCAATATCCTTCTGAACAGATGGCATGTCCTGTACAAACTCACTAATCTTTTCAAACTGACCAGCCGTCATTGACTCTATAAATGCCATCAAGTCTTCTCTACTCTCATCTTGAGCTTTAATGTTCTCTTCTTCAGTCATAATAGAATCGATTGAAGAAAGTATAACCTCCATCATCATATCCGTAGCGGTCTCAGCCTTTACAATACCATCTGCACCCATTAAAGTTCTATAATCTGGATACTTGAGCTTCACGGATATCTGATCGGTTAGTCTAACTACTAGGTCCTTTCCAGTTTTTTTGACGTCAACATAGACTTCTTCAAGATTAACTTGTACGTCATTCTGTTCTTCACAGTTTGAACACTTAAAATTTAGCTCAACCTTTTCACCGACAGACTTTGCTCGGATCTGCGTGAAGATATAATCAATATCAAATATAGCAAGGTTGTATAAGTCAACTTGCTCATTGATACATGAGCTGAGTACGTTTAATATTGCTCTTACAATCTGAACTTTATCATTTGTTTCATTAGCAATCAATAATACTTTTTGTTCTTTTACCAAAAATGGTCTAAACGTCACTTTCTCTTTTGTTGATGGTATAGTCAACTCATAATTTGGTGACGCATTCAATACTGGCAATGCCATAATTATTCCTCATTCACATTAAAAAATTTGTCCAGGTGATACCCCTAGATTGATAAACCCTTGACCTTCTCCTGCTCTCTTAAATCTTGTATATGCTATATCAACTGTTACCTCTAAAAGCCCATCTAATTCATTCGAGAAAACAATCTCAGATACCTGAACTGGGAATGCTTCAAGTAATTCAACAGAGTAAACTGTTCCTCCACCAAGTCCAAGGTTCACGCGGATCGGACCAGCTCCAAGTGCTTTACCGATTATCGGTTTTCTTAGTTGATGAATCTGGATTGGCTTAGCATAGTCATTTTTATAACCGACTGTCTGGGTATCTTCGTTAAGTACAAGCTTCTGCCATTCCTGAAAGTAATTAAGTATACCATAGTCATTCATCAGATAGAAGGTAAACGATACATCATCATTTACATATCCATATGCTACCTTCTCATTTCTCATATGGATCTGTCTATCGGATGTTAGAATTCTTTTTGCCGGGAGACTAGCTCGAGTGCATAAAACATTAACTTCTCTTGTACTTGATGGTCCTGATAGACCTGGGACTCCTGGTATTGATGGAAGAAATCCACTCATTTGATCTGCTACACTTTCACCTACCGCTCCAGCGAGTAGTCCGGCAAGTCCACTCCTTCCTAAAGGCGGAAAGGTAACTAAGAACTGATTTGACCTTGCGAAACCGAGTTTCGAAGAAGCCATTGCCTTAAGTTCATCGATTGTTATTGCCATTAACGCATCTTCCGTTTTGATTCAGCATAGACTGTGCCTGCTGTAGCTTTCTTAAATCTTGCAAGTGGCAAGAACGTAGCGATCTCCCACTCAGGTTTATCAACCTCTGCAAACCTGCTTGTCACATGCTTCATCAAATAATGTTTGATCATAGGTTTTATGTATTTACCAGGCATCTCACCACTTCCTAATATTGCATCAAGCGCCTTTGCCCTCAATGCTGGTTCCATATAGTGTAGATTTAAACCTAAAAAACCACCTGGTGCAGAGCCGTACATGATGATAAGAGGAAACGTATCGTAGTATGGAAGAGTATTCTTATGTTTTGGATCGTACATAAACATGTACATACTTCCCATTGGATTTTTATCCACATTAGATCTCTGAGTCAACGACTCGTCATCCATCATTCTTTGTGGTCCAATACGCCCAAGCTTCAAGGCCTTTTGGCGAAACCACCGCATAGACTCCTGTGTTCTCGGAGTGATGCCGTTTCGGAATGCTTCGATCTCTAGTTTCTGAAATAAATTGCTCATGCAGTTATTTATAACTATTTTTTAGGTTTTTTGCGATATGGAGGTAAACGCTTGAGTGGCTTCTTGATCTTTCCAGGCATCTTCTTTGATAGTAATCCCATCTCGATCAGGGTATCTTCAGTCCAGATCTGAAACTCCCAGTTCCGATCTTTACAATATTCTTCGGCTGCCTTCCATTTATTCATGTTCTTGACATAGGTCAGACCTTCAGTGATATACCGCTTTGTTTTTCTTTGTCCTTCTGGCGGTTTTGTTTCTTTGTCTGGTTTGATTTCAATGAGAAGTGTCTTCTCTTCAGTGACAATCTTGAGATCGGGAAAATAGCGGTGATACTTTTTATCGACATCATAGTAGTACGGTATGATTACCTCCTCTGATGACCAGGCTTTGACCTTCGGGTTTGTGTCACACCATATGAAACAGTACTTCTCCCATAGCGATCGATAGACGACCGTGTCGGGATTACCTTTATATTTGTTCAGATTGATGACTTGATATCTACCAGAATATGCCATAAAACCATATAAATAAAATTAAACTATTTCTATCTATAGGCGAATTATGGCAAATCCATTCGGCAGTGGTGAACACTTAAATCCAAAACCAAGAGATCCAAATGCTTCAAACTCTGATGATGCATATTTCAATCAACAGGTAACTCCAGAAGCAAATGCTGCTCAGAATACAGACGGGTATACTCCTGTAAAATTTGAGTTCCCGTTATCTCCAGATGACCGAGCTAATTCTCGAATTACGTTTGAGATCATAGAAGTAAGATCGCCAAGCTTTTCAGTAAACTTTAAATCAGCGCTTAATTGGTTATCTGTTAAAACTGAACAAGATAGAACTCGACCTGATAGAACTGAAATTGCTGCAGCAAATGAAGACATTGGTGCTACTGCTTCAATTGCAGATTTAGAACGAAAAAAGAATGATGACCCAATCGGTAAAGTTGAAAAGTTCAAAGTCATACCTACTGGAAAAAAGGTTGATTTATATGTTCCTCAGGCACATCAGATAACAGAGGTATTTAATTACAATGTCCCAGATCTTGGTGGAATAGGTGGAGGAATCCTGGCTGGTATGGAAGGCGGAGCCTCAGCTGCTGCCGCGATAAGGGGTGCATTCGAAACAGGACGTGGTAGTATCGACACATTAATATCAGCAGTTTCTGGCGATGGAGTGAAAGGTCTTGCTGCAGCTCGAGCTGCAAACGTAGCACCTATTGGCCAGGGTGCAAGAAATGCAGTTCAACTTTTAGCTAGGGCAAGTCTACATCCAAATCAAAGAACTGTTTTCGAAAGACCACAAATAAGACGTTATTCTTTTCAATTTAAGTTTATCCCTAAATCAAGGGAAGAAGCAGATGCGATTAAGCAAATCATTACGTTTTTTAGATATCATGCGCACCCTGAAACGTTACCGGTAGAAGCTAATGGATTTAGCATTCCGCTAGGCTATAAACATCCTGATATGTTTAGGATTAAAGTTTTTCATAAGATTGAGTCTCGTGGGTTTAATGATACGGACTTGAAGTCTATATATCTTAGAGACCAAATTAGTTTGCTTGATTCTTATCTAGAAAGTATTTCGACTAACTTTAATCCTACCATGGCTGTTTATCATGCCGATGGAAGTCCGGTTGAGACTGATCTAACATTAAACTTTGTAGAACATCGGGCATTAACAAGAGCCGATGTACTTCCTGGTGTTAAGATGCCAACAGCTGGTAATGGTGCAATTGTTCCGGATGGATCACTTTTATCAACAAGAGATGATGGTGGATTATAATGAACTACTTTAAATTTTTTCCTACTACATTCTATTCATTTGGCGACGAGACTACGTCTGATGTTACACGAAACATTGCTGCGTATGCAAGTGTTATTGATGAGATAAAAGATCAGATAGCATTCTATTCTACCGTATACGTTCAAGAAGGTCAAAGGCCTGATCAACTATCTCAAAAATTATATGGAACTCCAAACCATCACTGGACATTCTTCTTAATCAACGATAAGTTAAAAGAGAGAGGATGGCCAGTATCAAATCGAGAGATACTGAAGAAAGCTGCAAAGGATTATCCTTACTATACGGTCACAACTCAGACTCCGATCGGTAATATATTTAAGATAGGACAGACAGTCACAGGATCTGGCTCTGGTACACAAGGGACAGTAAATCATAGGCATGTGGACCTTGGCCAAATTGTGCTTTCGAATCTGACTGGTGGAACAGGCGCATTTATTGTTGGTGAAACAATATCATCTGTGAATGCTGATAACGTAACAGAGTCTGCAGTTCTCACCGGTGCATCGCTTGAATATAACTCTGCTCATCATTTTGTAAATGGAAGTAGCGAGACAGTTGATATCAATCCAGCTACAGGTCTATCGTATGACGATACGCCTGTTGCGTTAGCAGAAGTAACATACCTTGATCGTCTTGTTAATCAGAATGATGATCTAAAAGCAATTCGAGTTATTAAGCCAAGCGTGATGGCTGATGTAATTAAATCATTCAGACAGGCGATTTCCAATTGACAACTCTTGCAGCTGATTTTAAATATGAGAGTATAACCTTTCAGTCTCCTCTTGTCGATGAACTAATCGAACTTCGGGATGCTGTTGCACTATTTGAAGTTCAAGAAGATATTCGTTATCCGTTCACCCGGGCGTACATGACGCTTACGGATGATCAAGGATTTGTAGCTGGTGTTAATATCACTGGCGGTGAAACAATTAGCGTTGTGCTAAAAAGAATATCTGGAACCGATGGTGAAGAGTCTGAGCTGATATCAAAGAAGTATTTTATCTCTAAGATTAAAGCAGTATCAAAGTTAACTGAGACATCAGAGGGATATATCTTTGAGTTATATGAAGACGTATTATATGAATCAAATTTACAAAATCTGAACAGAGCATATACGGGCAATTGTTCTACTATCATCAACAAGATAGCAGCTAACTATCTTGATAAAGAAATCAATACCACTGATAATGCTAAGCAATCGATAAAGTATATCGTACCGAACCTAACACCTCTTGAAGCTATGTCCCAGATAGCAAAGAGGGCTACGACTGAGGATGGATATCCATTCTATTTGTACTCTTCATTAGTCGATACTAAATTAAATTTTGTTGATCTCGGATCGATGATTGAAGAGCCTGTCATAAATCCAAATAAACCATTTGTGTATTCGTCTGCTATTGCGAAACACGATGTCGGCCAGGCTCTTCAAGATTTTCAAAGGAAGATAATTAAGCTATTTGAACATCGTGATACCGATGATCTATTTACTCTGATCAACAAGGGTTTGATCGGTAGCAGTTATCAGTTCATAGATACTACAAAGGATAAGCTGAATAAATTTCAATTTGATGTGTTTAAAGAGCTACTAGATCCGATTGTCAAGAAAGGTGTATTAGATCCACAGCAAAACAATGTAATGTATGGACCAAACTTTACATTCAACGATACTCCATTCAATGAGTTGAGTAGTAGAAAGATCACACGGATCGGTGGATCAAGTGCATTCAAGAGTGTTGCTGGTGAAGTATTTAGTCTCAGAGAAACAAACACGATTGCCGAATATAAACATGAAGTAATATCAAGGGCAATGAAAGACATTCTAATCAAAGCTCCGCTTACTATTGTAGTGAATGGATTTGACTTTATTAGTGGAGAAGCTAACCTGACAATCGGTAGAAAGATCGATGTTGAATTTTTAAGTAGTGATGCCGGAGTTCATCCGCTGTACGGCGAAAGAAGAAACAAAAAACTATCAGGTAGCTATTTGATATACGGATCAAACCATATGTTCAATAGAGACAACGAGACTCATCAGGTTAAACTGTCACTTGTCAAACTTGGAAACTATGTATGATTGATAGTCAAGATACAGAACAATTCTATGGTGATCATACAAGATGGTTTGTAGGATCAGTCGTTGACATTAATGATGATCTGAAACTAGGCAGAGTCAGAGTACGCGTCCATGGTGTATATGACGATATAAATGTAGAGGATATTCCGTGGGCCCAAGTCGTTGCTCCTGTCACCGAGGGTGGAACAAATGGTCTGGGTAATCCATTAGGCATTCAAGTCAATGCGATGGTGTTTGGTTTATTCTTAGATGGAAAAAATTCACAACTACCATTAGTGCTTGGATCACTACCAAAGTATGAGGGTGATGAAAGAAACGTACCATCTGTAAATGCACTAGCTCGTGGTGAGAATACACTGACAAAATCCGTGAGCGTGTCAGGTGCACCTGGTGACCCGTACGCAGCCGTGTACCCGAACAACAAAGTGACTCAGACATCATCGGGTCATGTGATTGAGATTGACGATACACCAGATGCAGAACGTATTCACATTAGGCATAAATCTGGATCGTTTATCGAGTTTCACCCGGATGGAAGTGTTGTGATTAAAACTGCAAATGTTTATATTGATGCAGGTGCGAATGCAAATTTAAGAGCTGATGCAATTAATGTTATAGGTGGAACTGGCGATGTTGTAGTAGATGGTGTATCGTTAGTCAATCATACACATTCACATACTGATACTCCAGGTCTCGGTGCTGGTACGCGTAATACACAAAAACCAAATAAAGGATAAATTATGCCAGACTTACAATCGCGTGGAAATACAATTGTTTATCTAGATGATAATGGTGATAGTCTATACGATCTACCACCAACTGGATTTACACAGCTTGATACCCTTTATGGTACAATGTTTTTTAGTAGTGAGAAAACTATTACGAGTAATTTAACGATTCCGGAGACAAGAAATTTTATGAGTGTCGGACCCATTACTATTGCCGATGGCGTAACAGTAACATTAGCAGATAGCGCAGACTGGACGATTGTATGAGTACGTTAACAGTTGATAATATAAAAACAGCTCAAAATACAGGTTTTACATTTAATGAAAATGTGACAGTTGATGGAACATTAAATGTCACAGGTAATACAGTGCAAACTGGATTAAATGTAATACGAACTTATATTGCTAGTACTGATAATCGATTTTCAGGAACTGGTGGAGCTTTTGTACTTCAGGTAGAACATAATGACGAACACCCTAATTTGGTTATAGTATTAAAACCAACACGTGCTGATAGTATTTTTAAAATATCAACTCAAGGCACGGCTTATGTTGGTAATGCATATATGTTCTGGACAATAGGTAGAGCAATTAATGCAAGTAAAACAGGATTTACTGCAGGTGATACAACCGTAAATGTCGTTGATATTTTAGGTGGTGGTGATGGTACAAGTACAAGTGCACACGTGGCAAGATCACATCTTAACGCACACGTACAACATGGTGCTGCTTGCATATATGATCAACCAAATACGACAGACTATGTAAGATATGGTATTCATTTTTATGAAAGTGGTAATGATAGCTATTACTATCCGTATGTGGGGACCGGAACTTTAATTATAGACGAATTAAGTGCTGACAATACACAAGTCAGTTTTGATGCACCTTTAATAACTACGGAATAAAATATGGCAAGTAGTTTAACAGTTGATACAATCCAAAATAGTTCAGGTAACACCGTGTTGATGCAAGACGGTGCACGTCAATATATTTCAGGAGAGCAGATTCAAATGAAATATTTTCAATACACCGATACTACTACACAGGCTATTTCAGCAGATACTAGCACAGTAATCGGACATATGGAGGTAAAGATAACTCCAAAATTTGCTAATAGCATAATTCATTTACAATGTCATATGTTTTACGAACATGGTGATAATAATAACAACTCTTGGAATCATGTTTGGTTTTTTTATAGAGATTCAACTAAATTAGCTCATGCAGCTACAGGCGTTCGGCTTGTTGGTATCTCAACGGGAACATTAACTTATTATGGTGATGATAATGCTAGTACTCCAGAAAATGTGCGTTATGACTATTTTGATCAACCTGCAACAACTGATGAAATTACATATAAAATAGGATATCATACTGACACGGCAGAAACATTGGCTTTTAATAAGACAATAACCGATGATAACACTAATAATTATGAACGTGGTATATCATTCATTAGCGCTACAGAGTATGCAGCATGACTAGTATTTTAAAAGTAGATAGAATTGAGGCAAGAAGCGGTGGTAATATTACGCTAACCTCTCCATTAGTACTAGAAAGTGGAACGACTATAAGCAGTGGTATTGCTACAATGCATGCGACTTCTGCAGATAACGATAAAGCAGAAGGATTTTGGTATTTAAACAGTTGGGACGCATCAGATATTGACACATTTTCAAATGTAGCCAATACGTCAAATGATAGGTTTGATATTCCAATCGATGGGTATTACGAAATTTTCTATCAAGTTTATATTGGTGTTACTAATCAAGGTAATAGTTTAAGAGATGCAGCTATTATTATTTCACAAACTACAGGAGGCGTAGAATCGTCAGTTTCATCAACACACCATCGCTTCTATGACGGTAGTAGCGATACTAGTGATCATACAATGAGTACTCATGCTGTTATTCAGTGTTCGACTGGAGATCAAATTAAGATGTATTATTATGCAAATACTGATACCGGCACTGCATTTGATGTTTATGCTAAGATTGCGGAAGAAGAGAATTCTCACCTTTATACCAATCTCGATCAATCATCAAGTATGAGTGCGGCTGCAATACCAAAGGCCACACATTGTTGGTTGAAGAAGATAGCATAAAAAGGTATAAATAAAAGAAAAGAGTTTCTACTATGGCTACAAGAATATTTTCAACAGAGGACGGGAATTTATCAAACGGAAGTTTGACAAGTTCTATGACCAGACGATACAAGGATATTGATTTAACCTTTCAGAATCGAACCACTGGTGATATCTTCAAGAAGAATGATGCAGCCGCTGTTAAGCAGTCTGTAAAAAATCTTCTGTTGACAAATAAGTACGAGAAACCCTTTGAGCCATATTATGGCGGAAATTTAAATAACTTTCTCTTTGAGCTTACGACTGAGTTTGATGAAGCTCAGATCGAAGAGAATGTAAGAAGTGCAATACTCAACTATGAACCACGAGCAAGTGTTGTACAAGTCGTGTCAGTTCTACAGCCAGATTATAATTCAGTAGAAGTAAAGGTTGTGTTTCAAGTAGTATCTACAGGCGAGCTCGTAAGCGTTACTGTTCCATTAACGAGGCAAAGATAAATGGCAACTATTCAATCATCTGATTTAGATTTTGATGCGATTAAATCAACTCTAAAAACATATCTGCAACAGCAAAGCGAATTTGTTGACTATGACTTTGAAGCCTCAGGATTATCAAATCTTCTGGATGTGTTAGCACATAACACTCATATTAATGGTCTCATTGCTAACATGGGCATTAACGAGTCTTTCTTATCGTCTGCACAGGTGAGATCATCTGTCGTATCTCATGCAGAGAATTTAGGTTATCACCCATCATCAAAAACTGGTGCAAAAGCAACTGTTAACCTAAGTATATCAACGAGTGATCTAGTTACAACTACCGTGACTCTTCCTAAATTTACAGCTTTTACATCGACGATTGATGATGTTGCATATACATTTAGAACATTAGAGGCAGTAACTGCTACAAACAATGGTGCAGGATTATTTAGTTTCGTAAATGAATCAGGTGGCTCTTCGATTGAGATCTGTGAGGGTAGATTTAAAACGAAGAGATTCTTTGTAGGCGATGTCACAGATGATCGTGTTTATGTAATACCTGACACTGATATCGATATTAATACTATGCAGGTAGATGTCTTTGAAACCGCTACATCTTCAATTGCAACTAAATTTTCAAACATCGATACTGTAGCAAGAATAGATACTACGTCAACCGTCTACATTGTTCGTGAAGCACCAAATGGATTTTATGAGGTAACATTTAGCGAAGGAAATGTTCTAGGAAAAGCTCCTGCAGCAGGGAATAGAATCGAGATATCGTATCTAGCTGGTTCTGGTGAAGACGCAAATGGTGGTAGTATATTTACAGCTAATAATCAAGTATCAGTCAATAGTGTTGACCATACTTTAAATGTTACAACTGTAAGTAACTCTGCCGGTGGATCAGAAAGAGAAACTATTAAATCTATCAAAGCGAATGCTCCATTGACATTTGCCGCACAACAAAGACTAGTTACTGCCGAAGATTATAAAGCTCTGATATTATCAAATTACTCTAATGTAGTTGAGGATGTTATATCATGGGGTGGAAACGATAATGTTCCACCTATCTACGGAAGAGTCTACGTGAGTATTGATTTTAAAGACGGTGTATCAGCCGACGCACAAACGACTACTAAAAATAATATCGTATCACAGCTATCTGACAATCTATCGATTATGTCAATTGATACAGAATTCGTTGATCCAGCTGAAGTATTCTTAGAGATAGAGACTACATTTAACTTCGATCCGGATTTATCAAGTCAAACAAACCTAGCTGCACAAACATCTGTGCAGAATAAAGTAATATCGTTTATCAATTCAAATTTAAGTGGATTCGGAAAGACATTCAGGCGTTCGAACCTGTTAGCAGAAATCGATGCATTAGATCAATCTATCTTAAACTCTCAGAGTGCTATAAAGATGCAGGTTCGATTTACTCCTACAGCTGATGAGATGGGGCTTTTAACTGATTATACAAATAGAATTCAGTTCCCGGTAAAAATACTAGCACCTGACTCATTAAGGCATTCAATTACAACAAGTGAATTTACATATGCGGGTGTTACAGTAAGTATAAAGAATAAGTTATCGTCAAATACATTACAGCTTGTTGCGGACGGTGGTGTTGTCCTTGATAATGTCGGATCCTTTAATTCTGATACTGGTGCAGTTACTTTAACAGGACTAACAATCGGTGCATCCGGTGACACGCCTGTCACTATAAAGTTTACTGCAGTTCCAGCTGATGAAAGTACAATCAAACCATTAAGAAATTATGTTGTAAAACTTGATACAGACTTATCGTTCTCTACAGCTGTAATTGACTTACAGAACACTACGGGTGTAATAAGATGACGCATCGATTGGAAGATCAAAATAGAAGAGATCTTAATTTCCATGTATCGAAGGTACGAGAAATATTACCTGAGTACATGCAAATTGAATATCCTACTCTTATTACCTTCCTAGAAAAATACTATGATTTTTTAGAGAGCGAAGACAGTAAAGCATTTTCAACTGCGATTCAAGATCTCTTTGTAGTCCGAGATGCATCGCAAGCAGAATTAAAATACTTAGACCTTCTCGTTGCTGAGCTCGGTAATGGTCTTACATCATCTGCGTTCTTTAGTCAACCAAGATTAATGACTAAGTTGCTTGCAAGATTTTATCGATCAAAAGGTAGTTTAGTTTCGGCTGAAGGATTTTTCCGTGGCTTCTATAACCAAGAAGTTACGGTCGAGTATCCAAAGAAACAAATCATGACCATCAATGACAAAGATAATAATTTTCTTTCGCATACAATCGGATATGACTCTCAAAAGTTTATACAAAATAATGCAAGGTTTCAGACGTTTTCAATTCTCTTAAAGCTTGGTATCTCAACCGATGAGTATGAGACTCTCTACAAAAAGTTTGTGCATCCTGCAGGATTCTACTTTGAGGGTGAAGTTATAGTTGAAGGTGAAGGCACCGCAGCACTAAGCGGTACCGGAGAAAACCCAATAGCACCAGAAGAAACGGCACCTGTTGCTATTATAAGTTCGGCAGATGCGACGGCAACGGCTGGTGTTGATGTTCTTTCTGGCATAGCTATAGTAGAGGAGTGACGTAATGGCTGATAGTTCAGTAAGAATATCTTTTAGTGATCCTATATCAGATTACTCATCAATCACGATTACTAATCTAGCCGAATTATATAGATCAAATAAAGAGCTCTTTCAGATGAATTCATTTACTTTTGATGATAGCGCAAATATTGGTCCTGACTGTTCTCTTACAGTAGAAACAATGGATGCGACAATGTTTACACGTTATCTCAGTGACTCGACTTTTTGATATAAATAAAACTATAAATTTTTTGTGGGTGTGTAATGGCAAGACAAAATATCAACACAGGATCGGTTGCGAATGACGGAACCGGAGATACTCTTAGGCAAGCTGGCCAAAAGATAAACGACAACTTTGTCGAAATCTATAATCAGCTCGCTGGCGATTCTAACTCTCTGTCCAGCCAAATAACAATTGAAACCGCTGCGATTGCATTCGAAGGTTCTAGTAATAATGACTTTGAAACAAGATTGTCTGTCGTTAATCCAACTGCGGACAGAGCTATTGAGTTGCCTAATGCTGCAGGAACAGTTGTTCTTGATGCAGCAACACAGACACTAACAAACAAAACCCTGACTACACCTACATTATCAACTCCAACCATAACTACTGCTATTAATGGTGCAGGTGGTGATGAAATTATTGAGTTCGATGACCAAGGCGCATCGTCTGTCAATCATATAAAAGTGTCTAATGCAACTACTGGGAACCCTGCCGAGATTGAAGCTGCTGGTGATGATACAAATATAAATCTTAGTATATTTGGAAAAGGAACAGGTTCGGTTGCTCTTAAAACAACCGCTTACACTGCTGCAGAAATGACAGCTAATGGAAATGTCCCAACGTCAGTTTCCTATATTATAGGTAATAAAGGAACTGCATTAGCTGCAACATTACTAGACGGAACGACACAGGGTGAATATAAGATATTTACAAATAAAGGTGCTGGTGCCATGACTGTTACCCCTACTAATTTTGCTCAGGGAACATCATTTGCACTTGCTCAGTTTGACGGATGTACATGTATCTGGGATTCAGACAACTGGTATTTAATCGGAAACCAAGGTGAAGTCACAATAGCTTAATAGGAAATAAATATGGCCGCAATAGTATCGGACTTTCTTAAACAAAAATTAGTGAACTATCTCTATGATGAGATCACTAATAGCACAGATTCAAATGAATATTACATCGGAATTGGTAAATCTGACGTTTATGATTCCGCGACCGATACAGTTGTGGATCCAGTACGCACAGATCGAGAATCACGCCTTGCTCGTTTGAATCTGCAGGCAATCAAAAAAGTTTCATTGACATCATTTGCTGCAGCAAGAACAAACTGGTCAGCTGGAACGATTTATCCTGCGTGGTCTGATTCTCGTGTAGGTATCCCGTCAATTGCTCACTATGCATTTACAGAAGAGAACCACGTTTATTTGTGCTTAAGACAAGGTACTAACGCAACTGGTGCTGCGGTAACATCAACTGTGAAACCAAACTATACGACGGCTGGTGTAGATAAGCATAAAGCATTTGAAACGTCAGATGGATATATCTGGAAGTATTTATATGAGATCGATGCAACCGGTGCAAGTAACTTCTTATCATCTAATTTCTTGCCTACTCAGTTCTCTGTGTTAACGGATAGTAGCGGTGATAATACATTAACAAATGCTAGAAGATTTCAAGCAGCAGTAAGAGAGAATGCAATTAGCGGTCAGATACCTTCAACAATTGTTCAAGCTGGAGGAAGTGGTTATACATCTGCACCGACCGTTACGATTAATGGTAATGGCTCAAATGCCGCGGCGACAGCAACTGTCTCAGGTGGTCAGGTTGTAAAGGTTGAGATGAATAACGAATCAGCAGCTTTTGGTAGTGGATACGATTATGCATCTATCACTCTTAGTGGTGGCGGTGGAAGTGGTGCGATAGTACGACCGGTAATTGGTCCTAAACTTGGATTTGGATTTGATGCGATAGAAGACATGAAATCTTCATCGCTCATGTGTGTTGCAAAAGTAACTGGTGAAGAGGGTAATGACTTTATTGTCGGTCAAGATTTTAGACAAATTGTTTTGATGCGTAATATCGAGAAGGGTGATAGCGCATCAGTCGATTCAGCTCACTTTACTGGGACAACAGCAAATGCCCTAAGATTTGTAACTCTATCAGCTCTTACAACACCGTTCACTAAAGATAATAAGATCGTCGGAGCTACGAGTGGAGCAGAGGCATTCATTGATAACACAGATAGTAACGGCTCAGGCACTGAACAAGTGTTTTATCATCAGAATGAGACAACCGGATTTAAGGCCTTCCAAGATGGGGAGAACTTGACTGAGACTGGAGGAAGCGGCGCGGGTACAATTGATAGCGCTTCTCCTAATCTCGCTGTAGATACATTTAGTGGAGACGTTCTATATGTTGAGAACAGAGCTGCTATCACAAGATCAGCGAATCAAACTGAAGATATTAAAGTTATTATCACCGTTTAAGGTTTAAATATATGGCTACTACTGTACAAAAAAATACATTTTCAACTACTTATAAGGATGATTTTAAAGATAGCGATAATTTTTACCGCATTCTTTTTAATGCTGGTAGAGCCCTACAAGCTAGAGAGCTAACGCAGTCTCAAACAATTATCCAAAAAGAAATTGAAAGATTTGGATCTAATATATTTAAAGAAGGCGGTGTAGTCAGGTCTGGTAATATTACACTTAATTCTCGCGCTGAGTTTATTAAGCTTGACGCACTTCCAAGTGGTGTATCGCTAACTGATCTTCCAGGTAAAGTATTGACTTCAACTGACGCTGCGGCAATTAAAGTTGAAGTATTAGAAGCAATCGCAGCATCTGGTAGTGATCCAGTTACAATATATGTCAAGTATTTAGATACCTCTTCTGGAACAGCTAGTACCTCACCCGTTCGTGTGAGTAATGCCACTCAATTACAGAATGCTACTCTGTCAGGTAATCTAACAGTTGCTAGTTCTGCAGCGACTGGTCGAGGAACAAAAATTTCAGTTGATAACGGTGACTACTTCGTTCAGGGTCACTTTGTCTTTGTCGATCGTCAATCTATCTTTGTAAACAAGTATTCATCTACCCCATCCGAGATTATTGGATTTAAGATTGTTGAAGAAGTAGTTAGTACAGATGATGATACTGCACTTTTTGATAATCAAGGGGCAGTTCCAAACATCGCAGCTCCTGGTGCGGATCGCTACAGAATTACATTAGTACTAACAAAGAAGTCAGACATAACAGCCTCTGATAATTTTGTTTATTTGACAAAGATAGTAAACGGCGTGATTGTCGATGAATCATCTTCTGATGATGCTTATAATCGAATCAACGATTTATTAGCACTAAGAACAAAAGAAGAATCAGGTGATTATGTTGTTGAGCCATTCACAGCTAAGTTTGATAATCTCAATGATTCAAATCTTGAGTTAGACGTATCATCCGGAGTTGCTTATGTTGACGGATACAGGCTTGATATCCCGACTAAGAAAATTACAGTACCGAAGGCAAGGGATACTATTACTCTTTCAAATGAGGTGGTCATTGCACAATACGGTAACTACGTCATAGGTAATGCTTCTACTAATAAAGGTCTTCCTAATGTCACGACAAATGAGCTAGTAGATCTAAGATCAGCCGCTACTTATGGTGGGTCGACTATTGGTACTGCAAGAGTTCGTGCTGTTGAAGAAGATTCTGGGAGTAATAACTATAGGTATTATTTAATCGATATTCAAATGAATGCTGGTTCATCATTCTCATCTGTTAGATCATTTGGTACTAGTGTTACTAATTACACTGATATTGTCCTTGAGGGTGGAAATGCTGTACTCAAAGAGACGTCAAATAATTCTCTACTATTTAAACTTCCAAACGAAAACCCGACTGAAACAGGTATTGGAACTACGAGCCTTGTAGTTCAAAGACGATATACGTTTAGTAATCAAAGTTCAGGAGTAAAAAGTTTAGGGGTTCAAGATCCTTCTGAATACGATGACGGTCAGTTTACACAATTATCAGATTTTATAATCTCAGAAATTGATAGTGCGATCAACGGTGATCACGCTACTCCGACTTTTGCAGGAGGTGGCGACTCAGTCACTATCAGTAACTTGGTTGATGGTAAATCGTATGAGCTAATAGCATACGCTACGATCACTGGAACTCATTCTGTTAAATCTAAGCAAACAGCTAGTGTTACTAAGCTCTGGCCTGACGAAGCGGATTCAGATGGAAATGGACTAAAATATATTGATCTAGGTCAGCCTGACATCTTTACCGTTACATCTATTACGGCAGACTCCGCAAATGGTCCAAGTCTCGCATCAAACTTTACAGTTGACAATGGCCAACGGGATAATTTCTATGCTCTCGGAAGAGTGATTGAAAAAGGAGGTACATCAATACCTTCTGGTCAGATTCAAGTTGGATTTACTCATTTTAGTATTAGTACGCAGGGTGATTACTTCTCAGCTAGGTCGTACAATCCAACAATTTCTTATGATAGTATTCCAAGTCATAGGAAAAATGATGGAGAAATCGTTTCACTAAGAGATGTTCTGGATTTTAGACCATATCAAACATCTGCTGGAGCATACAATACAACAGCTGGATATCACCATCTTCCCCAGACAACTGGTGCTATCACAGCAGGTACAGTTGTCTACTACCTACCTAGAAGCGATAGGCTCGTCGCAAGTGTAACAAATTCAAGAGATGGCAGAATTGGTATTGGTGATGTCAAAGTAGTAAGCGGCGTGTCTTCAACAAATCCTGAATTACCAGAAATTCCAACTGGGTCAATACCGCTTTATGATATAAACCTCAATGCATATACGTTTGGCCCTACCGATTTAACAACTTCGACTTTTGATAATCGAAGATTTACGATGAAGGATATTTCTCGTCTTGAAAAGAGAATAGATGATTTAAGCGAGCTTACGACGTTAAGCCTACTTGAGACAAATACTTCGACGTTAACAGTGGTTGACTCGGCAGGCCTTGAGAGAACTAAGGCTGGATTTATTGCAGATGCATTTTCTAACTATGACTTCTCTGATATTGATAGAGGTGAGTATAGAGCAGCAATTGATGCAACAGAAAATGTATTAGCGCCAGAAATTTGGCCTAACAATGTTAGATTATTCTTTGATTCAGCTACTAGTTTCAGTGCTAATGGAAGTAAAGGATCTCGCAGAGGCGATCTGCTTATGTTACCGATAGATTCTAATGTGTCTATCATCAATCAGGATCTTGCAACCGAAGCATTGAACGTAAATCCATTTGCTGTAATTACACAACTAGGACATACCGATTTATCTCCTGCATCTGATACATGGGTTGAAATAAAGTACGATCCAGATAAAATTGTTGATGGTGGAACACGGACTAGAAATGTTGGAAGAAGACAAGTTAGTAACTTAAACGCGTGGAGAGGTTCTTGGTTTGGTCGTCAAGGTAGTAATCAAGTAATTACTGGAAGTAGAGTAATTAGAAGAGTAGTCGGTGAAAGAGTGCTTGACATCGAGATATTACCCTTTATGAGATCAGTGAAGGTTGAGTTTAGATCACAAGGCTTAAGGCCGAAGACACGCTACTTCCCGTATTTTGGTGGAGTGGCTATTGACAACTTTACTCGACAGAATTCAAATAATGCTTTTACCCGATTTGCAACTGATAACTCATCAAACGGTAACCTGTATACGAATGCGACTGCGCATCCTGATGGATCGACAAATCTATTCTCTGATTCTGCAGGAACGCTTACTGGATCATTCATCATTCCTAGTACGAATAGTCTAAGATTTAGAACTGGCCAACAGCAGTTTAAGCTCCTAGACATCTCAGTTAATAACGATAACGACGCAATAAGTCGATCAGTAGCTACATTCACATCGACAGGATTACTTGAAACAAGACAACGAACTGTAAGATCTACTCGAGTACTTGATATAACTACATTAATACAAGCAGATGATGACGACAGCGATCCAACCGATCCATTAGCACAGTCATTCCGAATCGATCAATTCGAGCATCCAAATGGATTATTCTTATCAAAAGCAAGAGTTTACTTTAAGACAAAGAGTACGACTGGTGTTCCTGTTCAGGTTCAGATTAGAACTGTAGAAAATGGTGTTCCTACTGGTATTCCATTACCTGGTGCGGTGAAGTTTTTAAGCCCTTCAGAAGTGAATGTTCCTGCAGACCTAACAGAGAATGATGGATTAATTGATCGAATCAGGTCAGCAGGAACTGACTTTGAATTTGAAGAACCAATTTTCCTTGCACCTGGTGTACAATATGCAGTTGTCATTCTTGCTGAGTCAACAGAATACCAAGCATATGTTGCGAAGACCTACGACTTTGTAATTGGTACAACAGCTTCAAGGATTACAAAACAGCCGACACTAGGATCGCTCTTCTTATCTCAAAACTCTACAACATGGAC